CTCAATCGCTCCTTGCAGCATAATGAAAAAATCATGATCTTTTATATGGATAGCGCTGGCAACGTCACACAACGCTACATAAAAGTAAACAGTATAAATGAAAATACAATTGTTGCATATTGTTATTGGCGTAAGAAAGTAAGGACATTTAAGTTGGATAATATTCTTTCGGCAGGACCATCTAATAAAAGGATGGGTGCATAATGGAAGTAAACGACAGAGGTACAAAGAAATGGTCATCAATCATGCTACCGGAGCATGTGGAGGCATTGAAGAAGGTATTTGCAGAACAGGATTATAAAGAAAAGCCGATTCTCGATGACCAACAGAAGGTTGAAATTGATTTAAAGCTACAACTTGCATTGAGTGATGATCTAACAGTGGAAGTTAAATATTTTGCCGATCATGATTTTCATTTAGTGAAAGGAAAACTGCGTACGATCGATGCATTAAATAAACGTTTGCGATTTAATGACGGCACGGAAGTAAAACTTGAAGATGTAATAGATGTAACCATATTATAGACCCCTCATGCAGAGGGGTATTTTAATTCTTTATCTAACAATCCCACATCATAAATACCCGATTCGAGTCCTTCCTTTAGAGATAATAGATAATTCCTTAACTCATCATTATACAATTTAGGTACATTATTCCAACTATACACGCGGCGGTCAGGACACAGCACGATTAATCCAATGTCATTTTTGTATTTACGTGTTGCCACTAATTTATAATTACCTCCATGAGGTGGATTTTTCCACTTCATTTAATCAATCCTTTCATAAAGATCAGTTACCTCACATTGTAATATGTCGGCTAAATGAACAGCTTGATTAAGCTTCGGCCAACTCCTGTTTTTCATCCAATTTGTAAGCGTGTCATTACTCACACCGATTTGTTTTGCAACGTATGATTTATGTAATCCCTTATCCCTTATTAAATCCTCAATGACTATTTTTATCATCTACAATCACCCGATATTATTATTCCACACCAAGCATCTAATATCCTCTTAATTGATAACTTTCCGTAAATAATCCGAAAAAATTAGGTATATAATCTGATTAACTGTATATACTATGAATAAGCAATTGAATAATCAATCGAATATACAACTGAACATACTAGATAACCTTAAATTTAAAAAGCACCCTTTCATTCATTCATTTCACTCATTCCCTCTCTCTATGTATTTACATTACTATACTTGTCCTATGTCATTAAACTATCAATCTAACAACATCGGAATGTGCAATTGAATATAGATTGCTTGAATATCAATTTGAAGGGATGTTTGCATATTAAATGATGCTAAATATTAATGCTCAAACGCCTGCCTGGTGGATCGAAAAAGAGCTGCAAGAAAACACAGGCATATCTAAGTGGTGGGATGGATTGGAATGGCAAGCATATGAGGTGCCGGAACCGGGGTGTTTAGGTGGAAACATGACAAAGGAAATGATTTGTGCTTTAGATGTAGGACAGCACACAGTATTGGAATGGTTTGGGGGAGAATGGCTGTATAAAATGATCGGAAATGCAGGGGTATCTGTTAGAGAAGGGATTGAGTCCGAGATCACGGATATATTAGGGACGATCATCATTGGAATGTAGAGGGGGATGATTGTATGATATTAAAAATTGGAACGTTTGACGGAGTATCAGAGATAACTAGGTGGTACCATAAATCAGAATGGATTGGTTATGAGCCATTAGCGCATGAAGTTTCCGAGTGCTCTGATGCTTTATGCGTTGTGGATTCTATACAATATAATGTGATGGATTTCATGGGATTGGAAGGACTGTATAAATTCTTAGGTGGCGGGGGAGCCGCAGCGCGGGACAGCTTTGACCGTGATGTGGCGGCTATTGTTGATTTCTTTTCTGATGTGGAAGTACTGGATGCGATAATATGGATGTTTTAATTGGTTCTGGCATAGCTGCATTTATTATGTACGCCACAGCTAAATGGAATAAATCTGACAAAGATAAAATACAACACACCTTTAAAAATGTCGGTTACTCAATTGGTGACAAAATACCGCGATTATTTAAAACACACAAAACAGAAACATCCACACTATATACCTACCATGTCCCATACGGATTAATTGATGATTCTAAATTGGACGTACTGGAAAAGGTGCTTAACAGGCCGATCAAAAATTCTTTCGTAAATGGTAAATTGCACATCAGAGTGTACAATCAAAAGCTAAAAGACAACTATCATTATAGCTTATTTTCTCCCAAAGGAAATTGGACTATACCTGTGGGAATGATGCAGGAAGGAGTTATTTATCACGATTTCGAGAAGTTGCCGCACATGATTGTATCTGGTTCGACAACCTGGGGTAAAACAGTATTCATGAGAATGCTCATGACACATTTGATTGAAAACAATCCCGGTGGTGTGGAGTTTTACATCTTGGATTTAAAAGGAGGTCTGGCTTTTCACAGGTATTCCAACCTAAAGCAAGTGAAGGCGATTGCCAGCGGTTATAAAGAATCATATCGGGCATTATCGGAAGTGGAGAAGCGCATTAAACAGGATATGAAGGACTTTAAGAAGATATATGCGGAAAATGCAAAAGAAGCAAATGCATCAACAAGAAAATTCATCATCATTGATGAAGCTGGGGAACTGGTGCCGGATAAAACGATGTCTGATGACGATGTTGAATACACGAAGGGTTGCCAGAGGATAATGAGCCGCATCGCACGTGTTGCGGGACAGTTAGGATACAAAATGATATTCGGAACACAGTACCCGACTGCGGAGATATTAAACAATCAAATTAAAGCAAATTCATTGGCGAGAGTTTCGTTTCGATTAAGTACCGCCATTCAATCCGGTGTAGCGATTGATCAGGAGGGAGCGGAACAGTTAGAGCATCCCGGCCAGGCAATCTACAAAACTGTGGATGAACATTTGGTGCAAACTCCTTTTATTAGCAAACAAGAAATTTGGGAAAGGTTGTGTAAATATAATGATGATTCAGCAGGTAAAAAAACAACAGAGACACGAACAGATTTTATTGAGTTTGGATAACCTCACGTATGCCACACAACAACAATTGCAAGTAATAAATAAATTAGGTGGTGATCGTAATGCCCACAGGATATTACACGATATGGAAAAAGATAAAATAATAAGCAGCATTCGCACAGAAAGAAAAATATACTTTTTAAGTAGGCAAGGAAGCGAACAAATCGGAATCGATCACATTGAATTGAAGAAAGCAGAAATTCCCCATGTATTAATGCGGAATGATCTGTATATAAAATTAGGCATGCCCGCTGATTGGAAAAAAGAGCAGCCGATAAAGTGGGGAGATCACAGATTAATACCCGATGTGACATATAGAGTAAATAACGAATATCATTTTGTGGAAATTGATTACAGGCAACAAATGCGAACAAATTATGAAAAAATCGAGAAATACACCTCACTGTCCAAAGCTATATTTAACACATACAAACATCATCCTACATTGATCTGGTATACGTTGTCAGATGTTCGGAACGGAAAATTAAAAGAAGCCTGCACTAAGGCAGGCGTGAAGTTTAGTATATATTGATTTAGGAGAATTCTAAGGATTTTATATGCCTGTCATTCTCTAGAATGGCAGGTCATCTCCAAGTGTTGAAACAGGAACGTTATTATTATTAACTTCACCCCAGGGTTTTAAAACTCTCTCCTCAAAAAAACTAGAAGTAGATCCGCAACTTGAACAAAATCGCGCATTTCCTTCTAAAGGTTCTTCACAGCCCTCATTCAGCCTATCCCATCTTGTGTTTTCGTGTTCAAAATTAGGGTACTCATTTAAATCAATCCCTGTACAAACGTTAAATAAATATATACCACAAATTTTGCAGTAATTGCCACTGACTTCCTCATTTGAACATTTAGGGCATACTACAACTCTCATTTCTTGATCCAACACATAATCATTATATAGCAATTCAGCGTCAACTCCTCTAGTGAAATTATGAAAATCACTACTCCCACATATAGAACAGTAATAAGTTGGATTTCCATTATAAGAAAATGTATTGCAGGAGTAGCAGGTTTTCCCGTATTTTAATTTATTAATAAATAACATAAATGAATTAGCAATATTGTTAGGCAGACTAAAACGAAATCCTTTTCGATAACTTTCTTTAATATATTTGAGAGTCAAAGTTGCAACAGAGAAAGAGACACCGAAAAATCCCATGATTTTATGATGATTATCAATATCTCCGTTGACAATAATGGGTGGCGGAGTAATAAAGTGTCTGGAGAAAAAGTTCGCTTCTACTTCAAATGTGTCCAATTCCTCAATGCTAACAGTACCCCTCGTCAAACTTGTTTTGTCAGTTTCCTTGTGATGGTCTAGTAAATAATGTCCAAACTCATGAGCCAGTGTCCAATAAATTCGTTCTTTAGAGGCTACCGTGTCATTATAAATAATTAAGTACTTGTTTCTTTTTCCAGAATAATGGATTACACCATCTTCAGATGAATTTACTTTTATGATATCTTCAATACTGCACTTGTGTTTTCTCGCCATTTCAGTATAAGTAATTACTTTTATATCTTTATATGAACTTAATATCTCTATCATGTTTACAGGGAAATCACTGATCTTATGACGACTCAAAGCTTCATAAGCTTTATTTTTTGCATTTTCAATGTTGGGATTAATCCTCATCGTCAAACAAATCCTCGAAAGTTTCTTCAAGTATTTCGATTGCCTGCTTCCTTTGTTTTGGAGTCATATCTAATGCTGCCCTGTTCAATGTTCTTATATCCGGATCAAGATCTTCTTCATGAATTTCGTAAGTTGAATCGATAGATGTTTTAGGTACTTTAAACACATCTGCAATCTTTTGAACAACTCCATGGGAGGGTGTAGCTCTTAAATTCATATAATCGCTCATTGTAGAAGGTCGAATGCCAATTTTAGAACTAAGCTCTTTTTGGCTCATTTTGTGTATTCTCAAATACTTTTTAATGTTATTAGCTATTAATTTCCTTTGATTAGTTTCCTTCTTATTCATTTCACACACTCCGTTTTAATGTACTTTAATACGATTTTACCGTAATCTATAATGAATATCAATGGCAAACATTCGACAAAATCGTATTATTGTCTTGACAATACGAAAATAACGTATTAATATTAGAAACATGATACGATTATATCGTACAAAAGGCGACTCAGGAGGTGGTTAAAAATGTCTGAACAACGTATGTTACATGAACTGAGAGAGGGAGTCGGATTAACGCAAAAACAATTTGCAAAGATACTTGGAATTTCTGATAAAACTTTATGGATGTATGAACGAGATTCATCTAATATACCGAACCGGTTACTATCCAAAGTTCTACATTTATTCAATATTGGGTATGATGATATTTTTTTAGGCAAGAAATACGATTTAATCGTACGGAGAAAGCGGAAACTACTAAAAACATTGAAAGGGGAGGATGAAAAATGAATCTTCAATTAGCAGTTAAAGAAATGTTTGAAGAAAATGAAATGAATATTTATCAAAACGATAACAATGATGTTTTTATGACACGTGAACAGATAGGTCAAGCGCTGGAATATTCTAACCCACGTAAATCAGTTAAAACTATTCATTCTAGAAACAAAGAAAGGTTAGATCAATTTTCAACGGGGGCTCAAATTGATACCCCATCCAGAGGAAAACAAGAAACGGTTATTTATAACGAAAAAGGCATTTACGAAATTCTTCGTTACAGTAAGCAGCCGAAAGCAGATGCGTTTTACGATTGGGTATATGATCTTTTATCAAAATTACGAAAAGGTGAATACCAAGTAGCCCAACCACAATCAGAACATGATAAGTTGCAAATCAAAAAGATGAGGGCAGAAGCCATGCTGAACAATTCGAGAACAAAGCAGGCAAAATTGATTTTAGATATGCAGAAAGATAAAACACTATCACCAATTGCTGTTGAATTGCTAGGTATCAATGCGATTGAGCATATAACTGGTCAGAAGGCAAATGCACGTCCGGAAGTTGCGAAGACATACACAGCTACCGAACTTGCAAAGGAGTTGGGTGTTACCGCTAATAAAATTGGACGGGTCTCTACAGCCAATAATTTAAAGGTAGAAGAATTTGGCATTTGGGCATTAGATAAGTCGCCGTATAGCAGCAAACAAGTGCAGTCCTTTCGGTACAACGAAAAAGGCAGGGAAAAACTATCCGAACTAATCGGAGGTGAAAAACAATGACTTTCGGCCAAATGCAAAAATGGACTGAACGCTTCAACCAAATTAAAGGAGCGTCACAGAAACTTAAAAACAAGCGTTTCGAAAACATGCTAAGCGATTTAGTTATGGCACATGATTCAGAAAATGTTTATGCAAGATATATCTATATTGCTGTATTAGACGAAATGGAGGTGTAGAACATGATTCATGATCATTATCTAAGTGATGATATTGACCAAGTAACGGTACATCTAGAAACTTTGCATAAGGCAGCAATGAACATACTGCAAGGAGCAACTGGTGCAGACTTTAATCTAGCAGAAACATCAAGGGTGCAGATGGACAAGTCCTTAAATGCTTTGCTTGAGCTAAATGAAAAATCATTAAACAGCGCAGAAGAATCTCACATTGATTACATGCGAAGGCATTATTTCTAGGGAGTGATCAATAGTTGAAACACAATGCATTAATGAACGCAGCAGGAACAATTTTAATCGTAGCAGTAATTATATTAATCATTCTTTGAAGGGAGGTGAATAAGTGAATTGCGAATACTGTACACCGAATAAAAGAGGGCAGCGAAAGCCGTTAGATATTCAAAAATATTATATGAAAGGCTCGTTGTCGCGATACAAAAGAAACACATTAAAAATTTACCGTAGCAGTAATAAAAATAAAAAGTATTATGTGGGTGTTCATTCCAAAGACTTTGCAGACAATGGAACGATGTTACGCAATAACGGATTTCAGATTTTAAGGGAAATAAATTTTTGTCCGATGTGTGGATGCGATTTAAGGAGGAATAAACGTTGAAAATTATATTTAAAGAATTATCACTACAAAATTTTAAAAGTCACCAGGAACTATCCGTAAACTTTGGCGAGCGCACGGACATCACTGGTGACAATGCAAAAGGTAAAAGCTCCATTTTAGAAGCAATTACATTTCTATTATATGGCACAGATACACTTGGTAGCAAATTGGATCCAACACCTATCACATATGATACAGATGAAACAATGGTGTCTCTGCTATTAAATATTGATGGAAAAGCCTTGCTGCTTGGCCGTGAATTAAAGAAAGGTAAGACAAAATATTATATCAACGAGGTTCCAAGTAAAGCCGGTGAATTCAACGAAATACTAGAACAGTATTTTGATAAGGACTTGTTCCTAAGTCTATTCAACCCAAACTATTTTTATACGCTTCATTGGGAAAAACAACGGGACATGATCTTGCAGTATGTGCCAGCACCGGCTAATAAAGAAGTATTTAAAGCATTGCCGAAAGCACAAGCAGACAAGCTTTCCGAATTAGTTAAAAAGCATTCACTGGAAGATCTGGACAAGATCCACCGTTCAAATAAAACCAAGCTAGACAAGCAATATATAGCTGCACAAAGTCGCACTAAGACATTGAAAGAACAGCTTGAGGAAAACGCACCTGTTGTTCCCTTGGAATCATTACAGGCTGAGGATTCACAACTTTTGAAAGAAACTAAAGAAATTGAAAAAGTAACGGATTCTGCAGGTGATACAAATAGAGAGTTTAATGACTTGAACGCTAAAATCCATGCTTTAAATGACCAAATTGAAATGTCAAAGGAAAGATGGCCACGTTTGAGGGATGAAGAAATTGAGGATGCATGCAGAACATGTAAAAGACCTTTGGATGATGATTCCCTTACAGCTGTCAAAGAAGATAAAGAAAACCGAGTTAGCGAATATAAAGCAAGTCATAAGAAGATAGTCGATCAACGGAACGAGTTAAGAGAAAAATTGAATGGACTTGAGTACATCGATGTTACTGAACAAATTAATCAAGTACGTGAATTGGAAGAAAAACGTGTTCCGTTACAACAAGAAATAAACAAACATAAGCAATTTGAAGGGCTGAAACAGCAGGTTGATGAAGCCGTAGCAACCGAAAAAGAAGTTAAAGAATCGCTCAATGAATCAATTTTCATCATAGATAGCATAAAGGATTTCAGAGCCAAAGAAGCTGAATTACAGGCTAAAAAGGTTCAGGATCTGTTTGAAAATCTATCAATCAACTTGTTTAAAAAACAAAAGAATGGCGATATCAAGCCTGACTTTGAAATTGAAATGGATGGTAAGGGATACAAGAAGCTTTCACTATCTGAATCTATCAGAGCAGGATTGGAATTGCGGGATGTACTGTCTGGGCAAAGCGAGATCATTACACCTTGCTTTGTAGACAACGCTGAATCGATCACGAAGTTCAAGGAGCCAAATGGTCAGTTAATTATTAGCCGTGTTGTTGCTGGTAAAGAATTGGAGGTTGTTGCCGATGGCTCAAATGATTAGTAAAACATGCATGTTCTGTAATACAACTCATGAATTCAAAGTGCGAAGTATGGATGTCGAGCGGTTAAACAGCGGCGAACATATTCAAAATTGTATGCCTTACTTATCTGCAGGCGAACGTGAATTATTGATAAGCGGCATATGTGAACCTTGTTTCGATAGTACTTTTGATGATGAGGAGGATGATATAGATGAGTGAAATTAAACAAATCCAAGTCGGTTTCACCTACACCAAAAACCTAGGAAACTTTGAAAATGTGAAAGTAGATGCTGGAGTGAAAATTGATGTTGCTCCTGGCGAGGATCCGGACGAGCTTTACGAAAAGGCATATAAAAACATGAAACAACAAATTAAAAAAGGCTTAATAGAAGCCAAGGGAGGATTTTAAACAATGGCAAATAACCAAATAACAAAACAATCATTAACACCGGAAATCACAGAAGCATTTAAACCAGAGGTGCTTGACGTTATTAGAAATTCCGTTGCACCAACAGCTAATGATCAAGAGTTTTTATTGTTTGCACATAAAGCAGCTTCATACGGATTGGATCCATTTAAGAATGAGATATTTTTTATCAAGTATGGCAACACGGCACGGATCCAGTTTGCTGCAGAAGCTTATCTTTCTAAGGCAAGGGAGAAGGAAGGTTTCCAACCGCCCAATACACAAATGGTTCATGAAAATGACGAGTTTCAAATCGCTATGAACAAAGAAACCAAAGAAATGGAAGTTGTGCAGCATGATATAGGCTTCCCGCGTGGCAAGATAATCGGTGCTTATTCAGTAGCACACAGAGAAGGTCATCGCCCTGTAACAGTCATCATGGATATAGACGAGATTGCCCACATGTTTACTGGCCAGAACAAAGATAACTGGAAGAAATGGACGCAGGATATGTTTGGTAAGCATGTACAACAACGCGCTTTGAAAAAACAATACGGACTTGAGTTTGATGACGAGACTGTAACGAATGGTGAAGATAATGGAGTCCCGGAATATAAGCCGCGTGAGCGCAAAGACATTACACCGAATCAGGAACAGATCGAGCAACCGAATGAAGAATCGGGTCAAGACAAAGGGGATCCCGTAAAGCAGTTAAGAAAAGATATGGTTGCTAACTTCAAAGTACTTGGAATCAATACTAAGAAAGGTATGCAAGAATATATCGATCAAAACGCGCCTAATATGTCAGAGCCACCAACAGAAGCAGAAATGATTGGTCTGCTTGAACTAATGGAAATGCACATCGATGTTAAAGATGCACCAAATAAACAGCCAGCCAATGATGACGATCTTTTAGAGTGATAGCATGTTTAATCCTTATATGAAAAAACGTCCAAGAGTCGTTGTCATCGAAAGGGATAAAGAATGCGAGTTGTGCGGTTGGGAATGTAATCCCACTGAATATTATTACCGCGGGTTGAGTATTTGCCCGCGGTGCCAGGAGGAATTGAAGAAATGATCCAACACATTAATAAACAACATTTAGATTTTGTGGATGAAGTAAGGGAAGCTTTTGAATTCAATGCAGATTTAACAACTTATAGAAATGAAGATGATTCGCTTATCGCTTTGCGTTTTGGATTAGATAAAGACTGCATATTGGTTTATGAGTTAGGTGGATGTATCGGGAATTTTGTGCAACAGATGAATCCTTCTACTGCTCGAAAGGTTGGTTATCGAGATGAAAGTTAATATCTTAGCTTCCGGATCCAGTGGTAACTGCATTGCTTTAACTGCAGGTAAAACTACCATTCTTATAGACGCTGGCATAGCTAAAACAAAGATTGAAAAGAGATTGATAGAAGTTGGCATAACACCTAATAATATTGCTGCAATCTTTGTTACACATGCACATGGCGATCACATTAAAGGATTGCCGTTGGCTAATAAATATAAGATTCCTGTTTATGCAGGTGAAGAGGAATGGAAGTTAATAAAAGGCGTAGAAGATGATTTGAAAGAAATAGCTGAAAACGGTTATGCGACTGGTGTCGGTTTTAGGTTTGAAGTATATGCATTCGACATACATCACGCACCCAATTCATATCAACCGTTTGGCTATACCATCACTGATATTGAGACAGAAGAAAAATGTTCTGTATGCCTGGATACGGGGAAAGTCGATGACGACATTTTATCAGCTATGAAGGATTCAGATATATATATTATCGAGGCAAATCACGAGCCGAGAATGGTTGAACTTTGTAAGCGTCCGGAAAGTGTTAAGGTTCGTATCTTATCAGATGTTGGACACCTTTCAAATGAACAGACAGCAAATGCTCTTACATCCCTTGTACAAGGTAAAGGTGAACGGATATACCTAACTCATTTAAGTAACGAAAACAACTTGCCAGCCTTAGCTGAAATGACTGTTATAAAGGCTTTAAAAGATAAAGGTTTGAAACAAGATGAACATTACAAAATAGAGGTGATATAAATGCAACCCGTAAAAGTTCCTAAAGAGGTAGCAACAGCATTTGATTATCATAAAAATATGTGGGGCGGCATGTCCGAGGATTCTCATAATCTAACATTCATGGCTATTCCGTTTTCAGCAGTGAGCGGACATGCACTGATATTGAGGAATTACGCTAAGGAACACCCAACGGATTATGCCAGAGCATTAGCAAATGGCTACGAACCCGAAAATAACGTCCAAGATGAATTAGCACAAATGATCACAATGTGGCTTAACAAAGAATATGTCGGAGATGAAAAGAAAGACATTCAAAACTTCGCAAAAATGGTCACCAAATATTTTCAACAACAAAACTGAACGGACTGATATAGATGGCAAATCCACAACTTCATAACGGTCATACACGGATTGCCAATGAAATTCTTAATGAAATTATAAAGACCAATCTCAATGGCACGCAATTCCGGCTAGTAATGGCTATATGGCGTTATACATATGGCTTTCAGAGAAAATCACACCCAATGTCAGTCAGCTACTTGGCGGAATTGCTAAACACAAGCAGAAGCGCTGTTGATCGGGAATTAAAAATATTAATTGACAAAAGCATCATTAATGTCATTGAGACTGGTCAGAAAGGGGCAAGAGTATTGTTATTCAACAAGAATCACAAGGAGTGGGGCAGAGGGAATCCAGCAAGTGAGAAGGTTTCGAATCCCCCTAAAAAGACAAACAAAAAATCTGCTACTAAACAGCAGAAATATAGTGAAGATAATACCTACTATAAGTTGGCCACTTATTTTTATAAACGGGTTGAAAAGGTTGCAGCAGATGCCGGCATATCTCATTTAATAAGAAAATCAAACATGCAGACCTGGGCAGATGATATGCGGAAGCTAATTGAATTGGATGAAGTAGATAAACATCTGGCCAAAGAAGTTATGGACTGGGTGACACAGGATTCATTCTGGCGGACCAATGTTCTTTCTGCCAAGAAGTTACGAGAAAAGTTTATGGAGTTGGCCATAAAAATGAATGCTCAACAAAAACCATCGCAACCTAAAATACAACCTGATCACCGAGACAAAGAAATAGCATTACAACAGTGGATTGCAGAAGGGAAGGATACTGATGAATTCAACTGGAACGATTGAGGATTTGACCGCAGAACAATCTGTCTTAGGTGCAGTGTTCTTGGACCCAAATGTACTAGATGATATTTCATTTCTTGAAGATAGAGACTTTCTAAGTGATAAGCATCAGCAAATATATCGGGTTATGCAATGGCTTGATAAACGCAATCAACCAGTGGATGTCATCACAGTAACAGAAATGTATGTGAAGCATAACAGATCAGATGAATTGAGCGTTTCATATTTTACACAGTTAGCTCAATCCTGCCCAACAACAGCAAATGTGGTGTATCACGCTAATATAGTCCGATCAAAAGCCATCAGACGCAGAGGGTCGGAAATAGGTAATCAAATAATCGAATTGGCTAGAGAAGACTTTGAAACAGATGAAGAATATTTTTCAGCTGTTGAATCATTGGCAACAGACATCAGACCGGATGAAAAAGGTCGCATGAAGAATTTTAGCGAGACCAGGCAAGATTATTTCCAACATTTATTGTCAAAAAAGATTGAGTACGTCGAAACAGGTTTCCCTCAATTTGATGGGTGGGCGCATGGCTTATGGCGTGGGTGGCTGTTTGTTTCTGCCGGCAGGCCTTCTGTAGGGAAAACTGCGTTAATGTTGCAAAGAGCGTTCAGTGTAGCGGAAAGTGGTCCAGTTCTAGTGTTTTCACAGGAAATGGATGAAAATCAATTGAAAGACAGAATCATATCGAATATTACCGGAATTCCTTATAACCGGGTCAAAAACAAAGATTTAAACCCTGCCCAATATGGAGAAGTTGAAGAAGCATATAACCGACTGGAGAAATTGCCTGTCTATATTCAAGATTCTTCAGCTGTCACGATTGATGAAGTGCGAGCCACGGCAAGGCGGTTCAAACGTCGATATGGCGATCTTGCAATGGTTGCGGTCGATTACTTGCAGATCATGAAAATACCGCAAAGAAAGAGCGAATCAAGAGCGCAGGCAATCGGTAATGTCACTGGGGCGGCAAAACAGATAGCCCGGGAATTGAAATGTTGCTTTATGATGTTGTCTCAAATGAACAGAGATAGCGATAAGTTTCCAAAGAAACCAACCTTTTCGGATTTGAAGGAGTCAGGTTCCATTGAGCAGGATGCAGACGTAATAGAATTTCTTTGGGTAGATCCTAATGACACAGAACAACAAGGCAAGGTCATACAGCAGTTTATTGCCAAGGGGCGCGACGTTGGTATTAATGAGTTCCGTCTCCTGTTCAGAGGTTGGAAACAGCAGTTTGTGGAGCTTGATAAAAGAGGGAGGTAATCCAAACATTGAAGCGATTTATTGTAAATGTTGTTGCCATAGCCTTGATCTTAATGCTTTCCGAGATAGCAATCGAGAACATAAAAGAAAAGAACGATCTGATTGAAAAGCTAGAACAGCAAGAAACCAAAATTAAAGCACTCCAAGATGAAAACGCGTCGCTACATGATTATGTCTGGAATCTCAATCAACATTTGATGAAGGAGGCAGATGAAAATGACTAAAAAAGCACCTAAGCAAACCCTGCTGCAAATAGATAACGTAAGAATCAAAGAAAGTGATGCTTATAACCTGATAGTCGAACGGTACGAAAAAGTGTACAACCCAATTAAAAAAGAGAATTCGGAAGGGTGGCGCTTTAAAGGGTTTAATTCTTCGAATGTGGGTTGTTTAAAGTTAATCACGAAGAAAGACCTTCTCATTGATGAAAAAGCCGTCAGTGATTTAAACGGACACTTAAAACAGGTGCGTGAATCAGAAAGGAAGATGCTGGATGCTATTGAGGGATTGAAATGAATAAAAACCCGGTACTCCAAAAGAAATTCGATGAAGGTTACGCAAAAGGATTCATGAAGGGTTCCGAGTACGGGCGGGACCAGGCAGTTAACTTCTTTGCTGATAAATTTGAGGGGTTAGAAAGTGTACCTGGCATCGGCAGTAAAACATTACGAAAAATACGGAATCACTTAGGTGAAGAGTATTTCAGGAGGTAAAACAATGAATCTATCAGAATTATTCCTGCTACAAGAAAAACTAGATGATCTTATTGCAGAAGAACGCGGATTGTGGGGACGAGACTTATTAGATAAAAGGATTCTTGCGTTACGGGTTGAACTTGGAGAGCTTGCGAATGAATTGCCAGAGGTATTCAAATTCTGGTCGCACAAGAAAAATAATTATGAAAAGGCGTTAGTCGAATATATAGATTGTCTGCATTTTATCTTATCACTCGGTCTTGAAATGAATGTATCTTCTTGCTTGGAGATGGAAGATCGGTTTAAGGCTCGGAAAGATATAACAAGTCAATTTAATGAGATGTTCCTGTCCATAGGTGATTTTGAAGTCAATGTTCGTATGGGAAATGAATCTGCAGCTATTGATCAATATAACGATATGTTTTTGTTATTTATTATACTGGGCGAAATGCTCGGCTTCACCTGGGAACAAATTGAACAAACTTATTTTGATAAAAACAAGATCAATCATGAAAGGCAGGAGAATGGATATTGAGATTCATAGGACTGGATCCCAGTACTAAAACAGGTTTTGTCGCTTTAGATGAAAGTGGACAAACGTTGCGTGCAAAAGAATTAACTGGTGTTGGCAAAAAGGATCCAAAGCGAATGATTACTTTGATCGATGAAGTTGTAGCACACATCCAAAAAGATGACTTTATTGTCATAGAAGGGTTCGGATTTGCTTCACAACAGGCTATTCAATCAGGTGGTATTGGCTGGGGCATAAGGATGGCTTTAGCCAGAAATCAAATGAAGTATTTTGAAGTTGCTCCTAATGCTTTGAAGAAATTTGTAAATGTTACGGGTTGGATCGGGGAGCCTGGTAATAAAAAAAGGCTAAAAGGCAAAGAAAAAAAGGATGCTGTTATGGATGCTGTAAAAGAACACTTCGGCTTTGAACATACCAGTGACAACGTGGCGGATGCTTATGTTATGGCACAAATAGCCAAATCAATTGCTACACGTAAGGTTGCCACTGCCTATCAGAAAGAAGTTGTCGAAGGTATTTTAAATCCGCAGCCCATGAAAAAGAAGAAAAAAGCAAGAGCTCCAAAATAATCATTTAAAGACTATTCTAGCGTTTTAAATATAAATGAATACAAATAGTCTAGTAATCTATTTAAACAACTGGAATATAAGGGAGTCAATCAAATTAATATATCGAGAGGGGAAAGTTACATGCCTAAAATAGAGTTGAACGTTTTATTTAAGAAAATCCAAAAAGATGACAAGAAAGAGGTGCTCGAATTCCATGTACAAGGTGATGAACTGGAACATTCGGATGCACTTGTACAGCTTGCAGGAAATATTGCAGTATTGGAAGTTGCTCACAGTGAAGCAGGTCAGCTGCCGGCAGAATTTAAATCTATTCAGCGTGACAGCAAGAAAACAACACTCAAATTCAATGTTCGAGGAGATAGTGAGCAAAAGGTAATCAATCTTTACCCATTCGCGGGTAGCAACGTCACATTGTTCCTTGAAGCATCCCAAATGAGTATTGAAGAATTTAATGAGCCGGAACATGAAGGCATTGAGTATAACGTGAATGGTGACGGCACTGTAGAAATCGAAGGACAGATGGCAGTAGATGACATTCCAACGGGTGAGCCTGATGAAGTATCTTTTGATGATGACGATCTATTAAACTAATTAAATCGGCCCTGGTTATTCCGGGGCCACCTCTTAAACAAATAAAGGGGGATTCGCATGGTTTTTGAACTTCCGGAGTTAGACAGAAAAGAAACACAAAAAGAAGTTGAATCTGCATTAGAAAGATACCGTATTTTTAAATATATTATGTTTGAGGAGAGAGAATCAGGCACCACATCCCACATTGATGATATCGGCGGAGGTAAAAGTAATCTGCCGGGTGATCAGACAGGTTCCATTGCCACATGGAATATTAGTCAACAGGAAAACAGGCGCAAGTATTGTGAACGCATTGAAAGGTCTGTGAAGCGTCTGCCGAAGATGGAAAGGTTTCTGATTGAAGAACGTTACATGAGCGAGGAATCAGAATATATAACGGACTACAACGTGTATTGCTTTAAGTTCCAGCCACCAATTAGCGCGATGACTTATGACAAAATCAGATGGAAGGCCTTTTACAAATTAGCGCTCAACTTAAATATAGCTGTCACAAAACCTGAATAAGACAAGTTGTCGTTTAAATATATATAGAACATGGAGGGGAGGAAATGGAGGAATATGACATCATAGAAATACAGGGAAAGCACGGAATGATTCATCTTCATGTTCCGAAGAGAGATGCCACAAAAAGGGAAATTGACGAGGTGTATAGGGCTGTAGCTGAAATAGCAATAAATAGTAATAAGAATAAACCCGCTGATAGTTAGCGGGTTTAAGTATGTCGTGTTAGCAGCTCAATCACACATGGCTAAAACTCAATATCAAACTCTTTTTTCAACTTATTCACTTTTTCAATAATATTAGGATCAATTGGTTTGTTCTTAACCACTTTAAGCTTTTCTTTGTATTCTTCTGTGAATGCTATTTCTAATATTGTCTCCAGAGGGACACCGGAAATAGTCATAACGGTGATATCTTCTCTGTTTAATTCCTTAAGCCAATCAACATACAAATTAGTTTTTATGCCCATGGTCGCATTCTCTATTTTACTGATTACACTGGTATGATAATTAAGTTTTTCAGCCATATCCTCCTGAGTGAGTCCAGCTTCGTTTCTTGCTTTTCGTAAAATCTTCCCTGCAATAATATCAAACATCATAACTAAAACCCCCATTTTCAACTAATTTGATGTTAGTGTAACATGGCTTTACCCTCTAAATATGTAATTGTGCAGGATTAGCATAAGTCATGCATCCCATCTAAACTCTTCAGTTTCTCCATCATCATAAGATATGAGTACATAATCGTGAATGTCTTTCCTGAGTACATTATTCTTGTTACCTTTCCGGTAATGCAATTGTTTAAATCCATATTTTCCAAAATTAATAGTAACCCTCAACAGTTTTTCAAAATCAAGTTTGTTATAATCGTTCTTATATGACTCTATTCCTTTGAAATTAGGTGTACTTGCGATCATTACTTCGCAATACGATATAAACTTCGCGTTATCTTTAAAAACCCTCTGAACCTCTCTAAATGCTTTCTCTTTGGTAATCACTTGTGTTTCTTCATTGGCTGCCATTGTAAACACTCCCTTTATTAGTGTCATCAGATAAATACAGATTCACCTGTATTA